CTTCATTATTATCATCAATGCGATCGATATTGTTATCAATGATATATCTATCCGTAGCATTTTCAGCTTCCAGAGTAGGCACCTTTACATCAATTTCAAGATCAGTACTTTGAATTGTTTGGGGTGTAAATTCTCGATACTTTGTTTTAAAATTGGAAATAGCATCATCTAATTGGAATTGAATCTGTTTTTTCTTATTTTTAACGGATAAGGTATAATCAACAACAGGACCAATGCTATTTTTGCGTATGTGATATGCAATAAAAATTTTATCAAGAATTGTGAATGAATTTGGTTCTACCTCAATATCTACAACACATTCTTTAATAATCTTATAAAAGACATTATTAAATTGAGAAGGCAGAATCGAAGCTTTTAAAGCACATTGAATAATGCTTTTATGTTGTGCTGCATTAAGTGGCCGAAATTTGACGTTTTTATCCAATGATTGAATACAAACTTCATATACAGCAGAATCGGTTGTTTTTTTAACCAAACTCAAAGCATCATTAAAATTTAAAATTTTTAAAGTATCACTCATGTCTTTCAATTAATTTACACGTGGGTTACTCAAAGTCTCCGAATTTATTTTCAAATTGCTTTGCATCTCGATTCTGTTGTGCTATTTCTGTTTTCAGTGTAACCATATAATCTCTCTCAATAGGCACCACTTCATTAACATTCTGACCAGGATACATTGTCGCATAATTTAGTTCTTTGATATACAAATCTCTTAAATCGCAATTGTATATGGATAAGACAAATGAATACAAATGTGATGGATGGGATGTCAAATTAAAAATCATATCACCACAAGAAGGGCAATTATATTCAAATATTATTTCTTTAGTTTTTTCATTTTTAAGAAATTGAACAACTGAGTTTTCAATTTGATAGTATATATCCGGATTCAAAGAAGTCAGGAGAGTATTTTTTTGATCATATGTAAATGGAATTAAATCTATGATATGATTGCTTATTTCGATTTTTTTGACATATAATGGCACAACACTAATCGAATTATCAGATTCAGATATTTTTCGATATTGCCATTCAGAAGATACAGTCGGCCAATCTATTGTAAAATTATATTCACCCAGACGAACAATATGTGGGTCAGTTTCGTAGTTTAATTTCGCAACAATATCATTTATATTTGTATTGAAATTCAGTTGTTCGCCACAATGACATTCGAGTGAATATTTTAGTTCATTACTAAAACACATACCGCGAGTGTATATCGCATAATACAAACGGTCAATGATATTAAATGGATGGTCTTTGGAATGGCAATTTTCTGCCATGACCGAGTCCAAAGCCTTGCAAAAGGATGTCATTTGTGGACTAGATTGCTTTGCAGCCTTTGCTAAAATTTTCTCTTGATAATGAGTCATTTCTGAAAAATACATTTCAGTATTGACACTTGGCATCCAAATGCTATTAAATGACTTTAGCATTTAGTAATTTAATTTTTTGGGTAATTAGTTTCACCTTGAATAATAGCATAATGAGAATACGCAAATTTAATGCTTCGGATTTCCATTGATTTCGATGTACTGAAATTATATGACTCGCCCTCGACTTGCACAGGAAATGCATCATAGAAATAATAAGATTTTCTTTTGATTGGTGTTTTGCCTGGTCCTACTAATCCGTAAAGTGTACAGACAATATCCGATTTTAAAAAATTACGAGTATTTGAAGCATCCGACGACGCAGCGATAAGACTATATGATGCGATTTTTAATAACCAAGGCCTAATGACCATATCAGCATAAGAAATATTTGTTTCTAAGCAAGCAATTTCTAACGTATCTAAATCCTCACGACCATCCGTAACAATTCCTTTAAGATATCCTTCAGAACCTTTTGAGCCAACTCTTGAAGTTTTTATTTTATCGCCTCCTATTTTAATGCCAGTTGCAATCATATTACTTTTATACCAACCAGCAATTGTCTTGTCGCTTGCTTTGATTATTTGATTTCGATATTCAGCCAAATCCCACGCTTTATTATAATCAACACCAGCACCGTTTACAGTATTTGTATTTAATGATATTTTAGGTTCTGTAATAAAGTCTTTATTAATTTCAGGAGTTACATAATAAACAGACCACATGCTGTCTAATGGCACACCCGCAGGCCATTTACTAATCATTTCCAAAAAGGCAGGTATAGGTCCTTCTGTTGTGTTGTTATTAACAGATTCTGGATTAAATTCTACTGCGGGTGGTACTTGACAATTCATTTTAATTTTTTCTTAGATAATAACCATTCTCTCCAAAATTTAATGATAAATTGCTTTTTGAATCTATCATTTTTTGTGGCTCTTCTACATTAACATTGATGTTGTAGTAAGACATTAATTCTCTTGCAACAATTTCAGAAATCGGCAAAGTTGAGCCAATGCGGGTGACATCTATTTTTTTAAGCTGTTGGTCAGTGTCGGTTGATAATTCACTAGAGCTTTGATTGTATGGCCTATATTTATTTTCATCTTTTTTGGCTGTAATATTCATAGATCCTTGATCTTGGCCTAATTTTCGATAAGGGTCAAAACCACGGTAATCCTTTTCTCCTAATAAATTCCGTTGATAAAAAGCAATCAGCTCGCTATAATTCATAGTAATTATTTATACTTAGAGGCAATGGGAGAATACGACAATATATTACCAGTCGAATATGTACTGGAAAAGTTCTTTTTATATGCGGGCAAGCCTCGCCGCGTAGGTGATAAATACAACGCATCGTGTCCTATTTGCAGAGAAGGAAAATCTTGGCTTAAAAAGAAGAGACTGTATTATTACCCACAAACCAATAGTTTCTTTTGTCATAATTGCCAAGGCTCATGGTCAGCATTATGGTGGATTAAAGAGGCATCAAATATGTCTCCCTCACAGATCATTAATGAAGCAAGAACCAATTATGGATTTGAAACAGAACCAAGTGGACGATTCTTTAAAAAGGTAGATAACAAAAAATACACAAATGACACACCAGCAATTCCAACGGATTGCATTGATCTCTTAGATGAAAATACTATCGACTTTTACAAAAGTGACCGTAATGTTGTCGATGCTGATGAATATATTCGATCAAGAAAATTAGACACGGCAATTAATAGACCAAAATCATTATATTATTCTCATAAGGATCGATTTCATCGAAATAGAATTATTATTCCTTTTTACGATGAGTCTGGTAAGAATGTTGAATTTTATCAATCAAGAAAAATTCAAGCAGATCAAGATGGGCCAAAATATCTATCAAAGATTAATTCAGACAAGACCATTTTCAATATCAGTAATATCACTCCCGATATTCCATATATCTTTGTATTTGAAGGGCCGATTGATGCATGTTTTGTGAAGAATGGAGTTGCAGTTGCTGGTATTAACTACACAACAAAGCAAGAGAAACAAATCAAAGCATTATCTGACTTTTATAAAATTATATGGGTGCTAGACAATCCCTATCAAGATCAAAATGAAGAGGTGACAGATAAATTTCTCGAATTAGTTGACAGAGGAGAAACAGTTTTTATATGGCCAAATTGGCAATATAAAGACATCAATGAAATATGCATTGATAAAAACAAGAATGAATTTCCTTATCAACTAATTCTCAATTACGCAAAAGAAGGATTAGATGCTAAGATGTCGTATATGAAGTCTTAATCTTTTTCGCCAATTAAGCTTTTCGCGACATCAATATAATTTGTTTCCATTTTTGACTGGAGAGCTTTGCGCTTTGCATACAAATCTTGATTCCACTGCACCGCTAGTTTATCATCAATTTCTTTGATTTGTTTGAGGATTTTTTCATCCATCACAATTTCTTCATGAAGAACATCATCTTCGATAATTGCATTGATATCATATTCAGATGCAAGGCGATCTAAATAAGCATCAATGCTTTCGCCGTTTACAGTACCGTCTTCATGAACTTCAGCTTTAAGTTCGCCTTCTGTGGTCTCAAGTACCATACGACATAATTTTGGGCTTGAATATGTTGTTTCAAAGCCGATTCTCGACAACGTTTCGACTACAACATCAGCAACACTTAATGAATCTGAAAGGCGAATGTTTTTAGCTTTGCGATCAGATGCGATAACAAATCCAGCCATAATTTCTTTTAATTCAGCGAGGTCAGATGATACACGTGCAATCTTATCCGAAATACGTGAAGCAATGCCTTTAAAGACACTATTGTCTCTGTCGAGCACGTTAATTTGGCGGTTGATTGATCCTTGGTCAATGTCATTTAAATATTCAACGAATCTTTCAATTTCAGTAATCCATTTTTTAGCAGCCTCGACTTCAGCTTTATATCCTGTATTCGGAGGGCCTGGTTCTACATCAAGAGCATCTGGTTCAATGTCATCATTCTCAAGCCTGCTGCGTAGAGGCACTTCATCTGCAGTAGGATCATATGTTTTTTCTTCGTCAGCCTCTCGAAGAGTAGATAGGAAAATTTGTTTAAGCTTGGACATAACTATATTTATTTATCACTTGAATTGTTGATTTCAGTGTATTATATTTTATTTATGACTAACAAGGTAATTATATTTAGCGGAGGGTTAGATTCAACCGTCTTGCTTTATGAGGTAGCATCACAATTAAAAGAGGGGGAAATTTTATATTGTCTTAATTTCTTCTATGGACAAAGGCATTCAATTGAATGTAAGGCAGCAGAGAATGTGATCGATTATTTGACCTCAAAAATTCAAAACAAAGTCGTTTTACATTCGATTTCACTAAAGCATGTTTTTGATTATCTTCAAAAATCGGCACTCTTGAATGGAGAATATGAAATACCAAAAGCGAGAGACGTTCTTGGTGATCCTCAGCCTCTAAGTTATGTACCCAATCGCAATATGATTATGTTGAGCACTGCAGTTGGTTTTGCTGAAAGCACCGAATCAAATGAAGTATATTATGGAGCACAACAAGCAGACACTCTATCCGGATATTGGGATGCTTCTGCAGAGTTTCTTGAGTCAATTAATAAGGTCATTTGTCTTAATAGAAAGAATGCAATCGAAATTAAAGCACCTCTAATGACCATGAATAAAGAAGAAATTATTCATAGAGGCGCCGAATTAAATGTGCCGTTTGAATTAACATGGACTTGTTATAACCCAATCGATGTGCCTGGAATCAAAACAATTTCATGTGGTGAATGTGTGGCGTGTGCTAATAGATTACAGGGGTTCATTAATGCTAAAATGAAAGATCCCATGGAATATGCAATTTCCATTGATTATAAGAAATACGGAATCCTATGAGTATAAAAATTACAGATATTTACTTTGCATCTGCTACCCAAAAATCACATGATGAATTTTGGAAAGATTCACACCTTGCTAAATTTCTCAGAAAAGCAAAAGTCAGCGATCAAGCATATATTGCGTATAATAATAAAATTGGATTGCCTGATGTTTATAATCATGCAATTTTACACTGCGAGCAAGACTACGTGGTTTGTGTCCATGATGACGTCATTGTCGAAGACTTATTTTGGCTGGAAAAATTAGAACAAGGATTCCGTGAATTTGAAATACTTGGATTGGCAGGTGCAAGTGCAATGCAAATTAAATCACCAGCATTATGGCATTTGATGTCGCCAAAAGAAAATTGGTGTGGGTTTGTAAATCATTTTACACCAGACAATCATTCATTTGCTACTAATTTTGGATTATCACCAAAAAGATGTGTAGTGATGGATGGTCTGTTTTTAGCACTAAATAAAAACGCAATTATCGATAAGGGAGTGCTATTCGATCCTCAATTTCATTTCCACCATTATGATATTGACTTCTGCATACAAGCAAACAAAGCAGGATTGAAAATGTCAACAATTCCATTGCATGTTACTCATCAATCAGGAGGTCTAAATTCTACGAGTGATAAAGTGTGGAAAAATAGTGAAAATTTGTTTTTAACAAAGTATAGTTAAGTATGTGTGGTATTTTCAAATCAAGTAAGTTAGAAAGATTCAATGAGTTATATGATGCGAATTCTGTTCGTGGAGTGAAATGCTTTGGTGGATTATTTCTTAGTGATAATAAAGCAACAATATACAAATCTGAAGATGTAAAAGCTAAAATCAATACCGATGCGGATGTATATCTTGGTCATTTAAGAGCACCTACTGGTGCTGGTCTTGAATTTACACCAGACACATGCCATCCATTTTCATTTAGGAATTGGTTAGTTGCTCATAATGGCATTTTGACAAATCATAAAGCTTTACTAAAAGAACATAATTTGAGCATTGCTGATTATGCAATTGACAGTAGTATAATTCCTTTTTTATTATATGCATATTCAGATTTTTCATTTTTTGAAAAATTACAAGGTACATGGTCATGTTGGATGTATAATATGACTACAAAAAAGTTATACATTACCAGATCAGCAAATACTTTATTTATTGATAGATGGTCGGGTGATTTTTCTTCTGTAGAAACTGATTCATGTAAAACAAGTATTGCAGAACATACAGTATTTGAAGTTGTCGGTCATGAATTAATATCAGCACATAAATACAACACCAAGCCACTTTATTTTGTACCATGAGATGTAATGCAGGAATTAATCCTGAAATTTTATGCGATCAACATTTAATAGCAGAACAGTCAGAGCTATTAATTGTTGATGGAATGCTGAGAAAATATAATTTTCAGATGAAGGCTAAAATACCTCCTGCTATGACTTTGAATAAAGGTCATATTCTTTTTTGGACTGACAAAATTCTTTACCTTCATAAAAGACATAATGAAATTAAAAACGAAATTATTAATCGAAAATTTAAAGTAACAGATAAAGAATTTAAGTTAGATGAATACCCAGAGCATCTTTTAAATGATTGGAGACCAAGTAACAGAGATTCAGATATTCTCAAAACACGCATTGTTGAAAAGATACATGCCAAGGGAGATAAATTATTCTGGAGGTATCGAGGAAAATACATTGATTCTGTGAGCATGCCAAATTATATTAATACACTAACAACTTCACCACTCTATTATGTATAACACAGAAATTAAAAGTTACGACGGTTCTCTTATTCATCAAAGATTTGCATACAAGTATCTTCGCAAGAAAGTTAATCCATTAGGAGATATTATGGCATTTCGAGGGTCAATGGATGTAACATCAAATCTTGTAGACCTTGAAGATGTATTGAATAATGATTTCATTCATAGCGACGATGCAATTCAATTTGTTTGGGAGATTCCAAATCTTGATCGCTTTGGTGCTGTATGTTTTCAAAGACTTTTCATTGCACAGGTGGCTCAAATTCTTCATTCAAAAGGCATTCCAAGAATTACATTAGAAGGCGATGACATCATGGTTGAAAATGAATTTGTAAGTGACCATCATGGCTTGGTATTACCAAGAGGCAAAGCCAGCGTTTCTATTTGCCATGAAGTTAATGGGGCGACACTCGGACATTTAGGCATTAATATCAATGCAGGACCAAAAGCACCAGCATTTGCATACTCCACACGAATGACAGATCAGGTCGTATTAAGCTTTGCAAATGATGTTATTCAAGAATTTTATTCAATGATTCAAGATATTTTCATTGCTACATCTAAGACAGCAATTATTTAATATGCTTTTTGATTATCTTAAAAATATTCTCTATCAAAAGAACCCAGAGATTCTTGAAGAGGATAATGATTTTGTGCCTTTTTTGATTCAGAGGTGGCTAACAATGCATTCTCCCGAAATGGCATTGATTGTTAATGAAACAACCAATCGCTATTGGGCATCATTCAATACAAAGCAAGATTGGTATGATGCATTTATTACGATGCTTCCTCGCGTTAAATTCCGCAAGCTTAATTACATTAAGAAATCAAAAGATAAAAATGAAAAACCTGACGAAGTGATTAGTGCAATTGCACGTAATTTAGAAATTTCAGAAAGAGAGGTACGTATGTATCTTGAAAAAACAGAAATTGATAAAAAACCATTTAATGTTGATATTTACAAAAAGTAATCATAATTGATGATATATGGAAAATATTGAAAAGTATCATGGAGTTCAACTTCCAGAAGATTTCGAAATCACAGAACTATTTGGAGACACTCTAATGGTTGTATATACTGATGCCACAACAGATGGTATGATTAAAAGAGGTTCTCTTTATGTAGACCCAAGTGTTACATATTCTATGTGGCGTGTTGGTAAAGTTTTACTCAAAGGTCCTAAATGCACAAATAACATTGAGGTGGGTGATATGGTTCTCTTTCCTAATGATCGAGGTATTCCTGGAATTAAGCATGCAGGCCAAGAAGTAAGATATATCAATGAGGATAGATTATTCGGCAAAGTAAAACTCAAACCACAAGAATAACATGGCATCGTTGTCTGAACTATATGGCTTGCTCAATACAAATGTAATTGAAGCTAAGTTTGTACGTAGAAAGCCAAAACCAGGAAATGCTGCTACAAGAAGAGCATTTATTACTAATAATACTGTTTTGCTTAATAGCCCTCGAGGCAAGGTAACCCTGAGATATACTGGTATTAAAGACGGTGCATCTGGATTGGGATTTAATGTAGTAGCAAAGAATTTAGTACTGGCGTGGGATTTATTGTGGCAAGAATATCGATTATTTGGTGCTGAGGGGTCTCAGGTTATTACTGCTATACCAGTAACAACAGACGCAGAAATAGAATCATTTTGGAAATACTTTGATGATAACATTATGTCTCTTTCCCCTGAAGACAAGTTGAAGTTTATGAATAGCTAATGATTAACTTTTTAGAAAATTTTTTCAAAACCCAATTTCAGAAAAATATTGAAATTACCATTGGAGGAACCCAGGTAATAAAGAAAGGTAAATTTATTTTGGTAAGACCAAATTTATTTACTTTAGATTTGTATATTAAATCGAACAAACCTACCGCTGAAATAATTTCACTGCCAATACCATTCCACTACACAACTAATAACGATTTGATCGTTTTTGATTACGATATAAGCAAAATTGCAGTAAAGAATACTAAGGGTTATAAAAATCTTTCTTTGTATATAGGAAAATACAAAACAAGTAAATTTTTAAATAACCAACTTCATATTAAATTTGAGTAATAAAAAAGGGTCGCACTGCGACCCTTTTTTTCACTTGTAGTCCTAATTGTTTTGGAGCACCGACAGCAGTTAGTTTGCCACTGCTATCATAGGTCTTAACATTTCCGGCTTTACCAGGTCGTGCACCTAGTTTGCTTTTAACTGTTTTTGATCCTGGTTGAGCAAGCTTAGCACCAGCACCAAGATTAGCGCTAGTCATGCTGTAGCTTCCTTCTTCTTCTACGACTTCCTTATCTTCATCTTCATCTTCGTCGTCTTTTGATTCTCCTGTTACTTCTTCCTCTTCACCACCTTCAAGCTCTTCCATTTCACCACCACCAACAGCGGCTTGCAAAAGATCAAGAAGCATTTGAGCAGTTTGCTTATCGAGTGTTAGTGTAACATTATCACCACCTTCTGATTCTCCACCCATCATATCAGCATCTCCGTAGTCTTCATCGTTCATCATATCATACTCATAGTATAGATCGGATGCGTCGTCTTCTGCTAAGAAATTTTGATTCTCTGTTAGAGTTTGTTCCCATAGTCTATTAAATCTAGAACCAAAAGCTGGTACTGATTCGTTGACTTTTTTCGGCTTGACTGGTGTTTTAACACCTTCAGGACCAGCGCCAGATGGACCCTTCTTTGGTGTTGGACGATCTGGAAGTTTTGTAGCGGTTGTTTGCTTGAAGTTACCTTTGCCGGTTTTCTTCATTGCTTTACGCTTTTCTAAAAGTTGTTTCAATTTGGCGTTCATATGTATGTAACGTACTTATGTGAATTTCATAAGTTTTCTTTGTAGTCTGATTAAAAATACATCGAATAATGATTACAGCCATTATAATTCATTTTATATACTATAAGATTCGGTTGGCATTGAAGTAAATAATTAATACATGGCATTGCAATTTCCAATATCAGCAACAGATGGTCAGCTTGTTTCATTCGGATTGAATACTTGGCAATATAATGCTGCTCTTAATAAATGGGATGTTAAAGTATTTGCACCAACAGATCCGGGCGTTTCTATAGTGGTTATTTCCAATAGTAGTTATTGGAATCAAGCATACACCACTCTTACATCCAATAGCTCAACATGGGGTATTGGATCTGGAAATCCTGCAGTCAATTCGTTGGTTATTTCCAATAGTAGTTTTTGGAATCAATCATATGCAGTTCTTACAGCCAATAGTAGTACATGGAGTTCAGGTACAGGCAATTCTGCTGTTAATAATATTGTTATTGCTAATAGTGCTAATTGAAATTCAGTATATTCGACGGTGTCATCGAATAGTGCATCTTGGGGAGTTAGCACCGGAAATTCTGCTATTAATAATTTAGTATCATCCAATAGTGCAAATTGGAATCAATCATATACTAATCTTACGGCTAATAGTGCAAACTGGAACAATACTTTTAGCACAACATCCGCTAATAGCAGTAATTGGAATCAATCATATACTAATCTTACGGCTAATAGTGCTAGATGGAATCAAGGATTTGCGGCTCTTACAAGCACAAGCGCAAATTGGAATAATGCTTTCAATGTAACATCTACCAACAGTTCAAACTGGAACCAAAGTTATACAGCATTGTCTAGCACTAGTAGTAATTGGAATCAAGCATATTCAACAGTACAATCAAATAGCAGCACGTGGGGTACTAGTCCCATTACATCTGCAGTCAATAATGCAGTGACATCTAATAGTGCTAATTGGAATCAATCGTATACAAATCTTACAGCTAATAGTGGTAACTGGAACACGGCTTACTCAACAGTAACAGCGAATAGTGCATCTTGGGGAACCAGCACAAGCAATTCTGCGGTCAATAATACAGTGACTGCTAATAGTGGCAATTGGAATCAAAGCTATACTAATCTTACTGCTAATAGCAGTAATTGGAATAATACTTTCAGTACAACATCTGCTAATAGTGCAAGCTGGAATCAATCGTATACAAACCTTACTGCTAATAGTGCGAATTGGAACAATGCTTTCAATACAACATCTGCTAATAGTGCAAGCTGGAATCAAAGCTATACTAATCTTACAGTCAATAGTGGTAATTGGAATAATGCTTTCAATGTAACATCTGCTAATAGTTCAAACTGGAACCAAAGTTATACAGCATTGTCGAGTACTAGTAGTAATTGGAATCAATCGTATACAAACCTTACTGCTAATAGTGGTAATTGGAATCAAAGCTATACTAATCTTACAGCCAATAGTGGTAATTGGAATAATGCTTTCAGTACAACATCTGCTAATAGTGGTAATTGGAATTTAACGTACACAACAGTAACTGCTAATAGTAGTACATGGGGCACCAGTACAAGCAATTCTGCGGTCAATAATACAGTGACTGCTAACAGCGGCAACTGGAATCAAGCGTATACTAACCTTACAGCTAATAGTGCAAATTGGAATAATGTATATACAACTGTAACTACTAATAGCAGTACATGGGGTGGTTCTACAAGTAGTGCTCGTGCTACGTTATTAAAAACATGGTTTCCAAGACACAATCAACCACCATCTGCAAACTTCGCAACACTTGATACAAGAGGAGGTATTGACGTATTAGACTTTACTGAAACAACAGAAAATGCAGCTATATTCCCTGTAGTAATTCCAATTAGTACAAATTTCACAGGGGGCATGGAAATTGCTGTAAGATGGTCTTGCACTACGGAAACAAATGCACTTTGTACGGTCGGATGGATTGTCGATACGCAATCTCTTGATTTAAGCAGCCTTGATTCGGTTAGTATGATTTGGAGCAATTCTGCCACTATCATTGGTGCAACAGTGCCTACAACATCCGGTGTATCAAAGGTCACATCAACTACATTAGGATATTCAGCATTGTCGACATTATCCGCTAATGATTATTTTAGAGTTCGTATTCGCCGCGACATCAATAATGATTTCGCAAGAGGTGACGTCGAACTGATTGCTGTTCAAGCGACGGTATTACAACCCATTTCATAATCTATGGCTATTGAGTTGAGTAATTCAAATACTTCAAGATTAACATATTCATATAGAGCATCGCCGTTAGATAATATCGCAAAATTTACAATAGCTTGTTGGATTAGACCTGTTAGTTTTACAACAGGAACATTTCCAAGATTAATAGCCAAAGAATCCCCTGGTGGATATTTAATGTATTTTTATGCTGGTGATGGCCGTGTTGCTATTGGTGTAGTAGGCTCGTTTTCAAACTATATAGTTAATACCCAAACAGCTCTTTTGTCTGCAGGAACAAATAAATGGCAGCATGTTGCTGGATATTGGGATGGTACATTCCCGGGTACAACATCAAACGCAAAAATTTGGATAAATGGCACACCAGCAGCTCTTGTTTTAAATAGCACAGGTAGCGGGACACGAACAAGTGATACAAATGCACCATTAACCATTGGAAATAGATCTGCCGCAGATAGAGGTTTACCTGGAGGATTTGCAGATGCTGCTATTTGGAGTGCAGAATTATCAGATGCTGAAGTCGCTGCTTTGGCTAAAGGATTTTCACCAAAATACATTGCACCTCAATCATTAGAATTTTATGCCCCGTTAGTGAGGCATCGAACACCAGTCAATTTGCAATTTACTATAGGAACTGAAACAAATGTATCAACTGTTAGCCATCCAAATTTAATACCATGACAATATACAACACAACCGACTATAGTCTGCATGAAGTAAATGCGAGTACATGGAATACTTGGGTAGCCAATAATCATCCAAGAGCAACAAGATTTGCTATATTACCAGATAAACCACAATATGATCCAAAAATCCACGATTGTGTATGGGGTCAAGGTGTTTGGGAATTAATAGCAAAACCAATACCACCCAATCGTAAAGTATGGCCAACCACTGCTCATTTTTGGGGAGAATTTACAGAAGCAGAGCAATTATCTATTGTATCGAGAAATGAGGCGGAGGTTAAATATTTATTAGTAGCGCTGTCTGTATGGCCATCCGAAGTATGGAGTGATGATCCTAGAGTCGTTAATGCCATGCAAATATTAGTAGCAAGAAATATATTAACAGCACAAAGAGTTACTCAACTTTTAGCACCGCCAAATATAACATGATTTCAAAAAGAACACATTATCTGAACAATGAGAATCTTCCATTGCCAGAGACAAAACACGATTATACTCCTGAGATGATCGAGGAGATTGCTCGTAGTAAAAAAGACCTCATTCATTTCGCGCAAAATTATTTTATTATTGTCAATGTAGACGATGGTATTAAAAAAATTGAGTTGTATCCTGCACAAAAAAGAATTCTCAAATCTCTTTGTAAACACCGATTTGTTATCACTTTAGCATCTCGTCAGGTTGGTAAAAGTACACTAATGTGTGTTTACTCATTATGGAGAGCTTGTTTCAATAAACATCAACGTATTGTTATTGCTGCTAACCGCGAAGATACTGCTATTGAAATTTTTAGTCGTATAAAATTGGCGTATGAACAATTGCCAAATTGGATTAAGCCTGGTGTTGAAAAATGGGGCGAAACTGGAATGAAGCTTGAAAATGGTTCTTATCTATCCGTTGAAACAACATCGGTGAATACAGGTCGTGGTAAAGCTGCTAATTTAATCATCGTCGATGAAATGGCATTTATTGCTCCGAATATTATGTCGCAATTCTGGAAGTCGATATCTGCTACGATTTCTTCATCCAAAACATCGCAAATTTTTGTAGTCAGTACTGCAAATGGCACTGATAATATGTTTTATGAGATTTATAAAAAAGCGACATCAGTAGATCCGGAAAGTACAGATGATCAATGGCATGCAGAATCTATTCATTGGACTGATGTTCCTGGTCGTGGTAAAAAATGGAAAGAAGCAATGCTTGCTAGTTTAAACGGTGATGAGGAAGCATTTGCGCAAGAATATGATAACAAATTTATTAGTACTGGGGGTGGTTCTGTTGATGAAGAATTTATAGAAGAATTGAGATCCAAGGTTCAAGATCCTATTATGGAGCTTGATGATGAGCATTATAAAATATATGATTTCCCGGATAAAAGTAAAGTATATGTAATGGGTGTAGACGTTTCCGATGGTATTGGCGAAGCCGCTTCTGTTGTTGAGGTATTTGATATTACTGATTTAGGAATGATCAAACAAGTAGCCGAATATCATAATAGAACAGCCGAACCTCTTACCTTTACAAGAAAATTATATCAAATGGCATTGCAATGGGGCATGCCAATAATTGGTATTGAAAGAAATAATATGGGCGGCACCGTTGTCGATACTTTAGTTTCAAATTATCATTATACTAGATTAATAGATTATTTGCCTTCAAAACAAGCAGACTTCACCAGAAGAGGAATTTTTAGCCATACAAATGTAAGACATGATGCTGTTTTAAATATGCGCTATTGGGTGCATATGCTGAAATGTGTAGATATTCGAAGTGGTAGTTTAATCGAAGAAATGCGAACCTTTGTAAAACATTCAAACGGCATTTGGAAAAAGATCAACGGTAAAAATATTTGGGATGATAGAGTAATGGCAATGATATGGGCTCTTTTCTCTATTGAGAACGGCATTGCAGAAAAATACTTTGATGTATATGATAGAGATCGTAATGGTAAGGTTTCTAAATTAACAGACCCAAATATGTTCTATGAATCAATGCAATTAAGTGAACTAAGGCAAAGTATAGATCCTGTATACTATAATGCGTCGCCTGTTTACTTCAATACAGCAGATTCGTTTACAGAAGAGGATTATAAATATCTATATGATTTCTAGTCCATTAAATAAACAAACAGTAGATAGATTTTTACTGGTTATTGATGCACCACCAGCATTAAGACATTTAAAAACAAAAAATGCCAGAGAGCAAAAATTGCTTAATGTCAATTCAATGCAATATACGATCAATGGATCTATAATACCAAGCATTAATGTCAATTATCAAGTCGATAGATTTGGTGGGCAATCATTTGCAATTTCTCAGCACAGTAAATCTGCGCCAGAACCTATAACCGTAAAATTTATAATTGACAATGAATTTAATAATTATTGGTTTATTTATAAATGGCTTGATTTTATATCCGACGATCAGCATGGCATATATGATGCTAAAAATGTAGGACAGATAGTTAGAGGAATGCCTGGAATAGGATACCAGACAAATCTTACAATATATGCATTAGATGAGTATCAAAAAGCACAGACAATTAAATTTGTATACACAAATGCATTCCCTACATTTCTTGGTGGTGTTGAATGGTCATACCAAAGTGATGGATTAGTTACTTGCAGCTTCAGCTTTATGTATTCTCAGTTTTATGCTGACTTAATATGCGATACTTCTTTTGATACTGTAAATGATCCTGTTGTAGACAATTCTACACAAAATTGCGACTAATTTAAAAACCCCCGATAAGAAAAATGTAAGTAGATTGTAATTATGGCACGTACAATCGAATCACCAGGAGTAGAAATCAGAGAACGCGACTTAACCCTACGTATTGAACCGACAGTTGGTACAAATACATGGGTGCTTGGATATGCAAACCAAGGTCCAACTGAAGAACCTATTACTATTAGCAGCTTTTCAGAATTTGAATCAGTTTATGGCGAACCTACAAACGCAGCTGAAAGATATTTTTATCACACATGCCGTGAATATCTAAATTCCGGTGCAAATCTTATTGCTACAAGAATTCCATACGGAGATGGTGCTGGTAGCAGTTATGGTGAAAAATATGGCGCTTTAGTTTATCCTATTATCGCATCCACGAGTTCTGTTACGAGCAACAACGCAGCCAATATTGCAGCAAGTACTGTAATTACACTTTCTGCAGGTGATACATATGTTTTAGCAGAACCTGTTCACATTGAATTAACAAATGATCAATATCTTGATATTATCAACAATAATATTAGTTGGTCTGCTTCTATTTCAGCAACCACACTTAGCTCTGTATACAATAATTTAACAAATGTTAATAATCTAGGACAGGCTGGTATGATTGTGGTTGACACATCAAGATCAATGACAAATAATGTCCAAGAAGGCTATTATCTTGGCGTTATCGACAACGCAGCATCAAATCCTGCGACAGATTATACAGATGTAATCAATGTAAAATCAGTCAGCAGCGCGACTGCGTTCAGTACCATTAATTCCACACGCCTTGCATTTGCACTTAGTGCATCATTCACAGGATTGCCTGGTTCTGTTTCTGAGATTCTAGAATCAATTCCGAACTTTACATTTGACTTAACAAGTTACAATGACGCAATTGCAATTGGCTTGTTTAAAGTACGTAAATCGATTTATGCCGGATCTGGTACAAATATTCTTGACAAAGTACTGGTAGAATCATATGTAGGTTCACTCGATGCTTCGCGCCGAGTTGCAGATCCTTTAGGGGGCCCACCAAAGTCATTCTTTATTGGTGATGTTGTCAATAATAATTCTGCTAATTTGAAAGTATTGGTTAATCCATTTATTTCAAGATCAACCAATTGGCTGGATGCAAGCGGAAATCCTGCTAAGAAAGTACGCACGTGGAAAACAACAGGAGTAGGTACACCAACATCATTTATCGTAGCTAC